ACGAGTTCTCCTAGTCAAATATTTGAAGTTCAAAAAGCAGCTGGAGATAAATTAGTTTATGGAAGTAATCCCAGACTTTTATTGGATACTCCTACAGGCATTAATGGTTTAAGGGTGTTAGGAGACACTACACCTTTTGAATTTAAAATTGATAGCGGTACATATAATGGTAGTGCCTTTTCAATGAGTGGCACAGGTGATGTGTCGTTGTTAGGAGTTACGACTACATCAAGTGACACATTTAATGATTCTCCTACATTCTTTTTTAATTCAATGCGCTGGAATGGATCTGCAAACTCAACGCATTTCCAAGGTGCAATTAAAGGTCATACAAGATCTCAAACAAACGGAGATGGGTATTTAGGAATAGGCGCAAATGCAAGTGCCAATCATATAAACATAGATGCATCATCAGGTAATGTTGGTATTGGTACGACGAGTCCAGGCCATACATTAGATGTGGATGGGGGAAGTATAAGAGTACAAGATGTAGGTCAGTACATATATTTTGGATCAAACTCTAGTGTTAAAGTAGGTACTGCAAATGGTAATTCCAATGATTTATATTTAGGATCAGCAGATGATATTAATATAGAGTCTAACTATATTAGATTTTGGCGAGATGGTTATTATGGATCAACTGAATATGGTAGATTATCCTTTTCTGATGATTCTTGGTTATGTACGGGATCAAGTAGCCACTATTTAGGTATTGGTACAAATAACCCTACCGAAAGACTTCATGTATCAGGTAACATACTAGCAACAGGTACTGTCAACGCCAGCTCTGATATATCACTTAAAGATAATATTACTCCTATACCAAATGCGATAGATAAAGTTTTACAGATACGAGGTGTTACATTCAATAGAAATGATATAGAAGACAATCCTCGACAGGCTGGTGTTATTGCTCAAGAAGTAGAAAAGGTATTACCAGAGGTTGTTAGTGAAGATAAAGATGGAATTAAATCAGTTGCATATGGTAACATGGTAAGTCTCCTTATTGAAGCAATTAAAGAACAACAAGAGCAGATAAATATGCTAAAAGAGAAATTGGAGAACAAATAAATGGCAACAGTACATCAGTATGGAGTTGATGGCCACGGGCAGCTAATATATTCTAATAGTTCTTTTTCACTAACAGCAACTGCCCAGACAGTGGTTCCTAGAACCGCTTGGGCAGGTGAATCAGGGCCATATCTTATATCAATAAAAATTACTAGCGGCGGATGGTACAGTGAAACTTGGAGTGGATTAATGCAATGGTATAGCTCATCAACAAACTCAAACAATGCTACTGACATATACTTGACAGGCTCTGGGCACGCTCCAAACAGCCAAATATTGTATGCTAGATTTAAAAGATTTGCCGGCAACTCTAATAATCATGGATTGCAAATATGGGCAAATGGCAATTCTACATCAAATGTTAACATTTATGCATTTCAATTAAGCGATCAGGCACATTAACATGGAACAACAAATTAAAACAGCAGAACAACTAGACCAAGAGTGGAAAGACCAATGTATGATTTGGTGTCGAGAAGAACGTGATAAACGGTTAGCGGCTACTGATTATATACATCTTCCAGATGTAACCGTCACAGATGAGTTTAGAGATGCTATGTTAACATATAGACAACAACTTAGAGATGTTCCAGGAACATTTTCTACGGAGTATGGTTCAATGACAGAGGATCAAAAAGGTGGTATAACGCCTCAATCATTTGAGTGGCCAACTAAGCCAGAATAAACTCTAAACCCTAGATTTAAAAACATATAAATAGTCTTATAGAAACACAATTATCTGTAGGACTATTTTTTTATGGCAGCTCCAAACTCAAGACAGACACTCATTGACTACTGTCTCCGCAAACTCGGAGCACCGGTCCTTGAGATTAACATTGATGAGGATCAGATATCTGATCGCATCGATGAAGCTCTGCAATTTTACCAAGAATATCACTCTGATGCAATATATAAAGTATATCATAAGCATCAAATAACTATTGCTGATGTATCAAATGAGTATATCACAATACCTGATGCAGTTTTATCAGTACAACGAATCATGCCTTTGTTTAACAACAGCTCAAGTGGCGGCATGTTTAACGTAAACTATCAAATGCATTTAAACGATATGTATGGCCTAGGCTTTAGTGGTAACCTAGCAGGTTATGCACAAACAAAATCGTATCTTTCAACAATGAACATGATGATGAACGGACCTGAAAATGTCCGGTTTACACGTCACATGAATCGCGTATTCCTTGACATTGATTGGACAGTAGACGTAAAGGTAGACGACTGGATTATCGTTGATGCATATCGCATAGTTGATCCAACATTGTTTACCGAAGTATATAACGATATGCTGTTAAAACGATTATCAACAGCTTTACTTAAACAACAATGGGGTGCAAACTTAATCAAGTTTGAAGGTATGCAACTTCCAGGTGGTGTAACACTTAACGGTCGTCAGATTTATGATGATGCTGTTACAGAGATTAACGCTATCGAAGAAGAAATGCAACTCAAGTACGAGATGCCTCCTGAGTTTTACGTAGGATAAATCATGCCAACTAATGTATTCTTTTCACCAAAGGTATCAACTGAACAGTTCATGTTTGAGGACATCATTATTGAGTCTATCAAAATGTATGGTCAGGATGTTTACTATCTTCCACGCAAAATTATGGAGCGTGATTTTATCCTAGGTGAGGATGCAGAGTCGCAATTCAATTCTGCGAATATCGTTGAGATGTTTATTGAAAATACCGAAGGCTTTGAAGGTGAAGGTAATATCTTTGCAAAGTTTGGTATGGAAATTAGAGACGAAGTAACCTTTATTGTTGCACGTAGATCATGGTCAAAAACTGTGGGAATGTTTAACTCTGACGTTACTGGCGATAGGCCAATGGAAGGAGATTTAATATATCTTCCACTGTCTAAATCATTCTTTGAAGTTAGCTATGTAGAACACGAAGCACCTTTTTATCAGTTAAGCAATCTTCCAGTATACAAACTCCAGGCCCGCTTGTTCGAGTTTAACGATGAAGAGTTTAACACTGGTATCGCAGAACTTGATGGAATAGAAAACGATTTCGGATATCAAGAGCGATTCCAGGTTGGTACAGTAACAGGAACTTTTGAGTTTGGCGAACGTATTAAGTACGTATCAGTTGTACCGTCAGCTGTTGGTGTTACTCCGGTAATAGAAGAAGTCAATATATCTGCTCAGCTGCTGACTCTAGATAACGGATTTATGACTATAAATCAAATAGAAACAACTGACGGCGAATATCACACATTTGCTGTAGGTAATAGTATTGTTGGTATTACGTCAGGCGCTACAACATCAATAACAGCAATATTTAATGTTGCAGATTCTGCTACAGATAGCACGTTTGCAACAGATCTTGCAGCGCGTAACTTTAACTTTGAGACTGAAGCTGATGGCATCATTGATTTCTCTGAGTCTAATCCGTTTGGAGATGCAACATAATGTTCGGTAATCATTTTTATCATGCAGCAATTCGTCGAACTGTTGCCGTATTTGGAACCCTATTCAATGACATCAACGTCTTACGTAAGGGTTCAGATGGCAGTGCGAAGAGTATCGTAAAGGTCCCATTAGCCTATGGTCCTAAACAAAAGTTCCTTGCAAGGCTAGACCAGCAAAAAGAATTAGACGATCCGAAGATTGCTCTTAAGCTTCCTCGAATGTCTTTTGAATTAACATCATTAGCATACAACCCTAATACTAAATTGCAGAAGGGCATTAAGCAAAGCTTTCCAGATCCTTTAGATAATAATAGGATGAAAACCGTGCTTGGGCCTGTGGGTTATAACCTTGGTGTTCAATTGAATATTATGGCAAAGAACCAGGATGACGCTTTACAAATACTAGAGCAGATTCTTCCGTACTTTCAGCCAGACTATACGGTAACCATTAAAGAAGTTGATAATACATTTAGATCTGATCAACCGTTTGTATTACAATCGGTAGGATTGGCTGATGATTATGAAGGTGATTTTGCAACCCGTAGAGTTATAATATATACATTAGACTTTGAAACAAAAGTGAACTTTTATGGTGGTATCGGATCACAGGGATTAGTTAAATCAGTTAATATCGATTATAATAATGTGGTGTCTGCTAGTAAGAAACCAATAGAACGTCAGAGTGTTGCTGTTAATCCTTTAACCGCCAAAGAAACTGATGCACATACGATTGTTGAAACTATATTCCAACCTAATGATCCAGACCGGGTGGTGTTTACTATTCCAAATGCCGAAACCGTATTTACAGTAGGTGAGACTATATCTGCTAATAACTCTGGAGCTACCGCTGTCTTGGTTTCACAGGTTGCTACTATATTGACATGTAAAAATGTTAATGGTATATTTAATACTACTGACACATTAAGTGGTGGGACTTCAGGTACAACATCTGCTGTAACACTGATTGAAGAATTATGGAATGACTAATGAATAATGATGTAAAAGATGATTATGATTTTGCCAGAGCTAAATACTATAGTCTAGCAGAGAAGGGTGATGAAGCAATCGAGCTGATGTTAGAGTTAGCCCGTGATTCTGAACATCCCAGGGCGTTTGAAGTTCTTTCGAATATGATGAAACAAAACGCTGAAGTTGCAGATCGCCTAATGGAGTTGCAAAAGAAGAGAAAAGAAGTAGATAAAGTAGACATGGATACACCAATGCTGCCTGGCGGCATGACTCAAAATAATGTCTTTGTCGGATCTACTTCAGACCTTCAACGCAAACTATTAGATAAGATGAAAGTTATTGATGGCGACTCTAAAGAATAATGAATTAGGTTACCTCGGTAATCCTAATGTTAAAAGAGACGGTGTCCAAGAGGCATGGACTCAAGAGCAAATTATAGAATATACTAAGTGTCTTAAAGATCCTGTATATTTTGCAAAGACACATCTCAAGGTGATACATCTTGATCACGGCCTTGTTCCATTCGACCTGTATCCGTACCAAGGGGAAATGTTTAATCATTTTAATGATAACAGATTCTCTATAGTTCTTGCATGCCGACAATCTGGCAAATCTATATCCTCGGTGGGATACTTGTTATGGTATGCGCTGTTTCATCCAGAACAGACTATTGCGATACTAGCAAACAAAGGTGCAACTGCACGTGAGATGCTAGCTCGCGTTACATTGATGCTTGAAAACTTACCGTTCTTCTTACAACCTGGATGTAAAGCATTAAACAAGGGTTCCATTGAGTTTTCTAATAATAGCCGTATCATCGCTGCTGCTACTTCAGGATCGTCCATTCGAGGTATGTCTGTCAATCTCCTATTCCTCGACGAGTTTGCCTTTGTTGAAAACGCAACAGATTTTTACACTTCGACATACCCCGTTGTGTCGAGTGGTAAATCTACAAAAGTAATCATCACATCTACAGCTAATGGACTAGGTAATATCTACCATAAGCTTTGGGAAGGTGCAGTACAGAGCACAAACGAATTTAAACCATTCAGAGTTGATTGGTGGGACGTTCCCGGCCGTGACGATGCATGGAAAAAACAAACAATTGCTAACACAGCAGAGCTACAGTTTAACCAAGAATTTGGTAATACCTTCCACGGCACTGGTAACACACTGATATCTGGCGATTGTTTATT